TGGAGTCCTTTTGTAGCCTTACGGTATATGGTCTCATTTGGAATTGGGTATTTACGTTCTAATTTGTGAGCATATATGGTCTCAGAGTCTTCAGTCTTCAATTTGGCTTATGGTCTCATCGTCACAGAGAGCATATTCAGTAAGACACCAATGATATGATGATAATATTGTAAGCTAAATTGCTCACAAAATTATCAATGATTAAATCCAGACACAAATGGCACACTAATTTGCACACTAATAAATGCAAAAAATATAATGTGCGACTATATCGATATCAACTTGACGTCGAGTGACGTCAAAATCGCTACTATATTTAGGAACAGTTGGGATGGGACCCAACTTAGCAAAAGCCGTGGTTTTTGCGTTCCTAAATATACCATAATATCGTGTTCTATTTTTTTTCTTTTTTACTTTTATATTCTTCAGTCTCTTTATATTTATCATATCCTAGAGCTTCATCCCTCTTTTTAATTATATTGTATTTCATCAAGAGAGAAACTACTTGCCACGGCCTAATGTTATTTTTTTCAGATATTTCCATTATATCTTTATGTGAATAATATTCATTTAATAATTTACTATCTAATTCCTTTGAAAAAACTATTTCTTGTGTTTTTTTAATTATTTTTGGTTTTTGTAATATTTCCTCATTAAACTCTACATCTATTTTTTCGTTTTCAATTACATTTGATTTATAATTAAATACTTTTATCTGAATACCTTTCACGTCAAATGCTGAATTTGCATTTTTATTTCTTAAAATTATACAAGCTAATGGAACCTTTGACTTTATATATTGTTTAAATTTGTCTCCTGAAATATTCATTTCATTTATAATTAATTTGTTTTCTTGTTTAAATCTTGTCCATAAATCTGTTGAAGATACTATCACTTCATCATTTGTAACTTCTATAGTTTGTTCCCACCAATCATCAAATACAGAAATATTTGATGTTACTATTTCATTTGTTTCGTTTTCTAATAAACATCTTAAATCATCATCTAATACTTGAATTAAATTTCGCGTCGCATTCATTGATGTATTTATCTCTCTTATTGCTTTTCTGACATTTTTTATTTTGTCCATTAATTTAAAATTTTTATCTTTTAATTCAGTTATATCATTTTCATCCTGATCAACATCTTCAATCAATTTGTATAATTCTTTACAAGTAAACCAAACTATTCTTAAAATCTTTTTTGGATCTTCAAAACTTGATAAATTATTTATATAAACTAAACATTGTTTTGTATTTATCCATTCATACATAACTGGAGCTCTATCAAATTTATCTATTGATGTGTTGAGAGAAACTAACCAACCAAAATGAATATGTTCATTTTTTATTAAATCTTTTTTAATTTTCTCTCTTTGGTCAACTGGAACTTTCTTTTTATAATTTTTTGCATCTGCTAAAACATCAAATTCTTCAAAATGTAAGTGAAAGTCTCCTTCACCACCTTGTGTATGTTTATCAATAATATTAAAACCTTTGAAATCAATAAATGTCTCAGAGTATTCACTAAAGGTTTTTTCACCTTCTGAACCTTTATGACTTGTACTTTTACTTGAATGCTGTACCAATATTTTTTCATACGATTCTGTCATTCGTTCAACCTGCTTTTCCTTCTCTCTATACATCAAATCATACTTCTCTTTTACTTTCTTAATCTCTTCTTGGAGAGAAGAAGACATATCTTTTTCATATGTCTTTATCTGAACCATGGCATTCTCTAGCTTCTTATTTAACTGTTCAATTTGCGACTCGTACATTTGGGCAATCTTCTCCTGCATTTTTTGGGATGTCTGTTTTTCCAGTTCTATTTCATTATCCAAACTTTCTATTTCCTTTTTAAAATCATTCTCTATTTTCTTATATACTTCTTCACTTGTTAAGTTTGTAACTACCTTTCTACCTTCCCTCAAAGTATCACTTCCAATCTTTAACATTAAATAATTCTCTTCTGGAGAGAATGTTGAAATAATATCCGGTACATTTCTATCATGTGGTATTGTTATTTGTATAACTTTTAATGACGCCATAATAATATTATAAAATTATTTTTATATTTATTTTATATATCATTTTTAGAGAGAATATATAATCATATTATATGTGCTGGAATCAATATGTATCTATTAACACATTTGTTTTTGGGATATTTGGATTATTGTTAATTGCTTTTAATAATAAGTATTCCAATTATAAAATAGATGTATTTAAAAATCCATACGCTTATGTTTTTATGTTGTCTTTCATATTTATGCAACTATTTGAATTCATTTTATGGAGAAATCTCGATAATCAATTTATAAATAAAATTGTATCTACATTAGGATTTTTACTCCTCTCTATTCAACCTATTGCATCTCTACTTCTACTTAACAATATTCAGCTCAGAAATAAATTATTACTTGCTTATTCTGCACCTGCGTTTATATTTGTTATTTACAACATCCTTACAACTAATATTCATACTATTCTCTCACCATCTGGTCATTTATCTTGGAAATGGACTTCCTTTAAAAATATAACTCTCGAATTGTTTGTCAAAATATTTTATTTGATATTCTTATTCTTTTCATTAATTTACAATAAGTATTATAAATCTATTTTGCTATTATTGCTATATTTAGTATTTAGTATTTATTACCGTAAAGATGGCAGTGCTGGTTCTATATGGTGCCTCTCTGTTAACGCTACTGTTTTATATTTCTTACTTCAAATTTTAATTGTAATGCCATATAATGAAATCACAGCTAATTAAAATATTTTTTTATTATATGAGCAGGTTTTTTTCATTTTTTAAAAAAAAAGATAAACCATCTATTAAGGCATCTGATACACAAGAAGAAAAAATAAATATACAACAAAATCCCCTACCAGTTAAAGACGATGATGAAGATGTAACAGAATATAATATTAGTATTCCGCGTTATGGAGATGTTGATGAACCTTCTCAAGATATTTATGATAATTTTGATACTTCTCAAGATTTAGACTATAAAGAAGCTACAAAACAACTTACACTTAAAAAATCTACTTCTGTTGGGGCTCAAAACCAAGGTAATGAAGGAATTTGTTTTGCTTATGCAGCCAGTAGGTGTATTACTAGATTAATTACTAAGATTATACCACATCTATTTACTTTATCTGATCCGGATCTAGAAAAACTTCACAGCGGAAACAAAAAATACGAAAACTGCTTCTTAAATATTAATAATAATGATACTATTAGAAATATGCTTACGTTTGAAAATAAATGTCCTATAAGTAAAAAATATAATCATATTATTTTATTTTATTATACATTACTAACAATTAAACGTGATTATGGTTGTGATGGTGGTCATATATCTAAAATTCTTTATGAATTCGCTGATGATACTGATAAATTTTATAATTTAGACTTTGAGGTAATTGCTAATGATGACTCTTTGCAAACAAAAAATAGAAGAGGATTTGTTATATCAAAAAGCGTTGATGAACAAGCCAGAGGTATAATTAATAAATATTTGTCTGCTCTTTATACGAATCAAATTAAGGTTAGTGTTAACCGTGATAAATTTCCTATTACTAACCAATCATCTGAATATAATTGGATAACTGATTTTCCTGCTGGTGCTAAAGATGCTTTATCTAATCAAATGTATGTTGCGTTCAGTTATAAATTAACAATTGATCAACATCGTGAAATATCAAAAGATAGAAATATATCTAGACTTTTAGAATATCAGCAATCAGAACCATCAACAACACCATCATCAGAACCATCATCAGAACCATCAACAGAACCATCAACAACACCATCATCAGAACCATCATCAGAACCATCATCAGAACCATCAACAACACCATCATCAGAACCATTGCCATTAAAACCTACAAAATGTATAATGGGTGGTCATGCTGTTGTTATTACAGATTTTCAAAAAACAACTAAGCAAAATTATGTTACTTTTGTTAATTCTTGGGGAATTGATTGGGGAAATAAAGGATATATAAGAATTCCATCTAAAGATTACGGAAAATTTGTAATGGATCCTAAATGTGAAACGAGTGAAATTATAAGCGACGGTAAAGTATTATATAATGGCGTAATTAAAAATGATGAAGGACAAATAATATCTGATGAAGGAAATATAGATTTATACAATGATATATTTGGATTATCGTTTACTTATTTTGTCCTCACACGTCGTAGAGATCCTTTTATACTTAGTAAGTCAATAATTTATACACCTAAAGGTGGTAAAACCAAAAGAAATAAGCAAACAAAAAAATATAAGAAACACAAAAATAAAAATATTAAAACTAAACGTTATTCTAAAAAATCTAAATCAAGAAAAAATTATAAAAATTATATTAAAAATAAGTAATTACTTTTCTATTACTACATTCTTCGAGATGTTATGAATGATTTTATCTTCCTTCTCTACATCATTATTGCCGAAACCTCCCATAGCCTCTACTACTGTTTTATTATATCTATCTGAGAACTTGGAGTCTGCATATTGACAGCCGGGATATTTCTCTCTATATTGTGGCAATAACTTGATATTTTTATTTGCTATGCGTTTAATCGCAGTTCTTAGCTTACTCTTATTTTCGTCTTCTTTTTCCCATTTATTCTCATCTTTGATGTATATCGTCTCCCTCTTTCTATCTGTACAATGAACTGGTCGTTGGCTGACATCTAGCGCCTTCAAGTTTGTAGTGATTATATTTGATAGACTCTCTACATAACCTACTTCACCAAACTTCTCTAAATCAGTCAATTGAAGTTTAATAGAGTCTACAAAGTCCATAATATTCATCGCATCTTTACACGTCTCATTTAAGAAGAATTGAAGGTTAAATGTCTTGTTCATGCAGTTAGTATTTGTATTATTGGTAGTATTATTAGTGCCATTTTTGACTATTTCCATTAGCTCGGTATTTTGCTTTACAAGCATCATAATCAACTCTTTATCTGAGACTGTATTTGTTAGCTGATTTGATTCTGTAGTGGCCACATTTTCAAAATTACAGGACTTTTTATGCCTCCATAATGTAGTTCTACTATTGAATATTATACCACATACACATTGGAAAGCGACTTTTTGCGACTTTTCGTGACTTTCTGTTTCATTTTGTTTCAAAAGTGTTTCATTCTCTCTATTTTTGTGTTTTTGGGTTAAAAGATGTTTGTTATAATCGAATTTTTTACACGTATAATAGTCACACATTTTGCACGAGTGATAAATAGCGACTTTTGGCGACAAATCTGTTTCATTTTGTTTCATATATTGAAACAAGAAAATCTCCCTAAACCTTTTTCCGCAAAAAATATAAAATTTTTCAATCACAAAATATTTTTTTTTCGTTTAATTTGTGACGATAAAAAAAATTTATCAAGACAAAAAATTTCGTCAGTAAGGACGTTTTTGATTTTCCATTTTTGGACATTTATTTTTGTCCATTTTTCACTTTTCAAAAAACTTTTGCATTTTGAAAAATTAGAATTTTCTCTACATGTGAAGAGAAATTTTTCAACCACTTTTTTAAGAAATTCAAGAATTTTCCTTCATTATGTAGTAGGCCGTCTTTAAGTAGGTTAGACAAAATATATTATTTTCTTTAAATATAAAATTGAAATATTTATATTTAAAAATACCATGGATAAAAATAAAATGACGACTATAACTGAATATAATCAAAGTCAAGCTCATGGATTATTCTTCAATGATGAAATAAGAGAGAAGGTGTTTGATTTACCAAAATTAATAAATGATACGGAAAAATATGACATCTGTTGTCATGATAATAAATTTGATTGCAATGAAAATATTTCAATTAAAGTTTCAGGAAATAACAATATCGATTGCGGAGATATTTTAAGATTTTACGATATTGATGATGAGCAAAAAATTACTATTATTCTTATAAGATACAAACAAGTAAATACAACTAAACAAATAACTGAAATCTTAGAAATTAACTATAATAAAGAGTTACGTGATATATTATTCGGAACCATACCAAGAAAGGTTTTGGAGGGTTATGTAAACTATATTAAATCTATTGAACCTGGTCCAGTATCACCTGACATCAAAAAAAAATATAAAGATTGCAAGATTAAAATGCAAAATGAGTTCAATATGTGTATAAATATTTCACCAAAAGTTGATTCTAAAAGACAAAGACGAGTTCAATGTTCGATCCCAAAAATCGACGAATTATTTACAAACCATCCTGAGTTCATAATTGTCAGAAATACCGATTCATCAATAAGAGGAGTTAAAATTACTGAATCTATTGAATCTGGACCTAGAGTTAGAAATACTAAAACACCAGTAGTTTAACCGAAGGTAGCCTTGCTTTAAACATCTAATATCGGATTAAATTTTGCTATCAATTCTTGTTTAGAAATTGACTTAGGACCTACAGTATTATTAGAAGTATATTCTATTTTTTTTAAAGCCTCAATAATCTCATCTGATTTATTTTCTAATTTTATGAAGTAATGGGATTGCATACTTTTATCTGCAATATTTGTATCGATTTTTCCTGCATAAACTCCTACTCGTCTAAATGAAATATCTGGAGTTTCCCATTTTTCGACAAATTTAAAACCAATCGGCTCTAATTTTTCGTTTACAACTCTATTAGTTGATTTCTTTTCCCATATTTGGAAAATACACGGAACATCATGCGCTTTACCATCTACTATAAATGACTCTGATGGTAATTCCGATTCTTTGATTAGATGAAAATTTAAAGGAAATTTGCTCTTCAGACTTTCCTTTTTAAAGCTTTTAGGTAAAATAAACGATATTGTGTCACAATATTCACAAGATTTTTTAATGAATTTAATAGCCAATGATGATTGTCTTCCAAATGGAGGATTGCCAATTAAATGAACTCGATTATGTTCTGGCAAAGTTGTATGCTCAAATGTTAGATAATCTTGTTTTTGAATTTCTATATTATCAGGTTCAATATCCATAAAAACATATTTATCGGTTATTGTTTTTATACCAGATATAAATGATCCATTACCTGCACTTGGTTCTACAATTATATCATTTTCTTTATCAAATGTTATACTTTCTTTAATTAAATTTAAACATAGATTTACAGCATTTTCGCTAGTATAATATTTATCAATTGTATTTCGATTTAATCCAGTGGTTTGCTTAGTTGACATCTTATTTATTATATTATATTATATTTAATTTATTATTTCAATTTTAAATTAAACCCTTTTAAATAAGTTACAAAATTATATATTTTTCTTTAAATTTAAAAACTACTTAACAAATATTTATAGATATATGTTTCCAGAAACATTAATTGTTTGCATTAATACACATGGTATAGTCCCAACTGATATCAAAAATAATATTTGTAAACCAATGATAAGAAAAATGTCATATCCGATAAATATGTTTAAAATAAATGCAACTACTTATGGTATCCCTTTTATTTCAAGTTTAAATAATACAGAGATGATTTGTTGGCAATTAAACCAAACAGCTAATAGGTCAAAAAAACCACCTGAACAGATTTCACTTATACTTAAAAAACAATGCGAAATATTAAATAGAGAGAATACAAAAAACATAATAAAAGATTCGAATAATTCAAACTATTTAAATCTATATGCGAACTACTCTGATTTTATGTTTAACATAGTTGAAACCAAACAACATGAAGAATATGTTGAAAAATTATTTATTTGCTTTGATGACGAAAAAATGAAAGAATTGAATATAGACGAAGAAGAGTATGACTATTTTAATACTATTCGTCTGTTAAATCTAGATAATGCAGATTTATTTGAAATGATACAACAACTTGGAATTAATCAAACTCAATTATCATTAACTGATTTGATTGATGTGTTATATAATATGACACAAATGAAAAATCTAATAATAATTGATATGACATGTTCAAATACTGAAGATGATAGAAGAAATGATTGCAGAATTAGGAGAGAATTAATAAAACAAGGATTATATTAATAAAATTAATTTTACTGGTTTAAATATAAATAACTAATAAATATATGTCATTTGTTTATTTATTAGTTTCAACAAGCGGTAATACTTATGTAGGTGCAACTGTAGATTTAAATCGACGTCTAAGACAGCATAATAAAGAGATAAAAGGTGGTGCGCATGCAACTGGTGTCAAAGTAGCACAAGGTGAGACATGGACACGAGCTGCACATGTATCTGGTTTTCCAGATTGGCAGGCAGCTTTACAGTTCGAGTGGCGTTGGAAGCAATTGACGCGTAAATTAGCTGTTAATATGGTGCCATTAGAGAGAAGGATATTAGCGCTTAAAATGTTGTTAGCACTTCCTCAGTCAACATCGAAAGCCAAACCATATTCGGAGTGGCCAACACCTCCAGAAGTTCATATAGAAACAGACAATGCAAATGTATATTATGAAAAACTATTTAAAGAGACCACGGAAAATATGTAGTAATAAATGGAAAAACAGATTGCGAATCTGATTAAGCAAAATGAGGGTATGGAGACCTCATTCAAAAATAAAGGTATTAAATTTACAAAGTTAAGTCTTAGTGAGACTATTTCCCTTGAAAGACAATTAGATCTTCTTAAGGTTCAAAATGAATACTTGAAGGATATCTCTAAGCAAAATAGACCACCACCTCAAGAAAAATCGAAGGAGCAACCAAAACAAAATGATCAACCAAAACAAAAGGAAGAGGAAGAGGATGAGGAGGAAGAAGAAGAATTTGTAAAAGAAGTAAAACCTGTTTATTCAACTATTACCAATATGGAAAATATTAAACGCGCGTGTTTTTCTAAGGATTATAAAACTGCAACAGAGCTTATTAAGCAACAACCATTAAAATTTTATAAG